AAAAAAAGGGAGTGCCCGAGCAAGAAAATTTATAGCACATAAGCGCACGTAGTAAGCGAAAAAGCGTTCAATTTTCGACGCGAGACAATCTCCCTACCCACATAGAGATATGCAACTCCTGTTCGCATATCAAAAAAAGTTGTAACTTTGTATAGAACCAAAACAAAATAATGTGTCAACAACAACAGCAAAACCCGTTCAAATAAACGGGCAAAAAAAAACCCAGAAAAAACTAAGTGCGTCAATAATGCACGCCGTAGAGATTAAAAGCACGTTCGAACTATACGCATACAGATGCATATCACCCGAACAATTTAGCGAAAGGATAGATGAGCTTATTAGCTTATATAAAAAAACCAAAGGTTAAGCACATTTGGTTATTAGGGTTGGGAGTGTGGTTACTCTCAGCCCTTTCTTGTAAAGTAACAAATACCAATATAAACATGGGTTGGATACCAAACTCATACTCAAATCAAAGTAGTATGCCACTAGGAGCAGGAGCATTAGCAGGGATAGGAGCCGTCGGCTCCATAGCATCGGATTTATTCGGTAACATGGGCTCGGCAAGAGCCCAAAGACGTGCACAAGAATGGAACTTACAACAATGGCACAGACAAAATGCCTACAACTCACCACAAGCCCAAATGCAACGATTTAAAGATGCAGGACTCAACCCGAACTTAATTTACGGACGAGGGAACTCAGGTAACGCAGGAGCGGTAGCACCTGCAAAAGCACCAGATTTCAAATTCAAATCACCCATACAGGATATGGCACGATATGCAGATACATCATTAATACCCTTGCAAAGAGACAATTTAGAAGCACAAACAATGGCTCAAGAGGCATCAGCGAATTTAACAGATGCAAAAACACTAACCGAGGCAACAAAAAACAATCAAAATAAATTTGATTTAGCACTCGCAAAAGATGCGAGAACATTCACGTTAGCAGGCATAAAAGCAAGAGCCGAGGAACAACAACAGAACGCACTTTCAGCACTTATCAAAAGAGAAATTGCAGATGCCACAAAAGCCGATATGATAGAAATTAAGGCTCAAGAACTTAAGCTAAAAAAATCACAGGTTAAAGGTCAAGATTTACTCAACGAAATAAGAGATTTCGAAAAAATATTAAACTCCGCAGGTATTCAAAAAACCGACCCGTTATACTTTCGTATATTTATGCAGATCTTAGGTGCAGACGGTTTAGAGGATTTAAAAAACACATCAATTAACCCAATAAAAGACTAAAAAATGTCCATATTTTCACAAATTCAACTTAACAAACCAAAACGCAACACTTTCGATTTATCGCATGAGCGAAAAATGTCCGCAGATATGGGATATCTCATTCCTATTAACTTAATGGAGTGTGTACCTGGGGATTCTTTCAAAATAAAAACTGCTCAATTATTGCGTTTTGCTCCGTTAATTGCCCCTGTAATGCATAAGGTCAGTGTATATGTTCATTATTTCTTTGTACCTAACAGGATATTATGGTCAAACTGGGAAGACTTCATAACAGGCGGTGAGGACGGCAACTCAACCGCAGTATTTCCAACCGTTAACTTTAGTCAAGCAAACGGCGCTTTATTCGATTACTTAGGATTACCAACAGGACAAACAACAGACGTCGAACAGGTATCAGCTTTACCGTTGCATGCCTATGCAAAGATTTATAATGAGTATTATAGAGATCAAAATCTAATTCAACCACTACCAGATACAGCTGTAGATGGTCAAAACACTAATTTCAACTTTCAATTACAGAAACGAGCATGGCAACACGATTATTTTACTAGTGCATTACCTTGGACACAGAAAGGAGCAGAGGCGACAATCCCTTTAGGTTCCATTGAGCCAAATTATAAAGACACATCACAATTTATATTCAGCACAGGAGCAATTCCAACCAACCCCGATAATGTTACTTACGTCCAAGGTGGTAACATAGAAGGTTCAGGTACAGCAGGTCGTATCGAAAACCTAGACACTATGGACGTTGATTCTACGACAATCAACGATTTAAGAAATGCCTTCAAACTACAAGAATGGCTCGAAAGAAACGCCCGTGGCGGTTCAAGATATAACGAATCAATACTTTCACATTTCGGTGTGGTAACATCAGATTCAAGACTACAAAGACCCGAATTTCTTGGCGGTTCATCAACTCCAATAACAATTAGTGAAGTACTACAAACATCAGGTACAGCAGGAGATACAAATTACACACCTACACCCCAAGCCAATATGGCAGGACACGGAGTCTCCGTTGGGTCTAGTCAATCAATTAAAAAATTCTGTGAAGAACATGGTTACATAATGGGCATAATGTCAATTATGCCAAAAACAGCATATCAGCAAGGTATTCCAAAGCATTGGTTAAAAAGAGATAAATTTGATTACTATTTCCCTTCATTTGCTCATTTAGGAGAACAACCAATACAGAATAAAGAGTTGTATATTTCAAACGACGGATTAAACGACGATACCTTCGGATACACTCCAAGGTACGCCGAATATAAATACATACCCTCATCAGTTCACGGAGCATTTAAAACTACATTAGATTTTTGGCATTTAGGACGAAAATTCAGTAATAGACCCTCGCTAAATGAGGATTTCATAGAGATGCAGTCAGACGATTATAAAAGAATCTTTGCTGTGCAAGATTCAGAAACACTATATATTCACGTTCACAATTACGTAAAAGCAACCAGACCTATGCCGTACTTTGGGACACCAAAATTTTAAACAATGTATAAAAGACGAAAATTCAGAAGTAAAAAGCGTTATAGTAAACGCAGAAAGTCAAGAACTAAAAAATATAACAAATATCGTGTCTCCCGAGGTGGCTTACGATTATAAAACGAGAAACTTATGTGCTTAACACCAATGTCAAAAACCAGAGATTACCGCAAAATGCACGAGCGTTATCAAAATGCGACGTTCGTATTTGGATGCGGTCAATGTCCACGTTGTCTATCAAAACGTAAAAACTCATGGGTATTCAGATTAAAACAAGAGCAGAAGGTTTCAAGCTCCAGCGCTTTCCTTACCCTCACATACGCAAATACGCCTATTTCTCAGAATGGTTTTCCTACATTAAAAACCAAAGATCTTCAAGACTTTCACAAGAGACTAAGGACACATATAGATCGGAACTACGAGAAAAATAAAATAAGGTATTACGCTTGCGGTGAATATGGCACTAGAACTTTTAGGCCGCATTATCATAGTATCATGATGAATATGCCACAAGACTATTTAACAAACCCTGAATTAATAGCATCCATATGGGGGCATGGTCACGTTTACGTGGCGCCCTCCAATGGTAAAACAATACAATACGTTGCAAAATATGTAATGAAAAGTAATGAGGATTACAATACAGTATGTACGGACACAGGCTTAATTGTAGATATAGAAAAGGAGTTCTCTCTTATGTCAAAAGGATTAGGAAAGAACTACATGACACCTCAGGTTATAAAATGGCACAAAGAAACACTCACAACCTTAGTCGGTTCAGAACACAAAATGTCATTACCAAGATATTACCGAGATAGGATATTTACAAAGGATGAACTAGAAACGATTTACCAATCAATACAATTCGAGCAGGAGCTCAATTTCGAAAAACTATTTAATAACGATTATAACAACTATGAAACATGGATAAAAGACCAATTCAGAAAACACAAGGTAAAAGCAGAAAACGAACGCTTAGTCCTATAAAAATTAGAACACAATTCGACCCGAATTATGAAGGCAATTCAGGTGTAATAAACGACAAACCAAGCATGACACAGCCCGATATGTCTCTTACTGTCTTACAGTTACTGCAAAATCACACTAGAGGTTTACACTCCGATATTAATGTACAATCAGATGGATATTACGATACAGATATCCCACAATTCGACGATATTACAGATTTTTACGAATGGAAAAAACAACTTAGAGCCGATTTAAAGGCAGAAAAAGAACGCTTACAAGCCCTAACATCAGAAAAAGAAGAAACGCCCGCAGAAGACACGCCAGACACCAAAATAAAGGATTCTGAACAGAATCCAACAACAAAAAAAGAAAACGAGCCGTAAGGTGATACATTTTTTGGTGTCGCCCAACGGCGTCATTCTGTCGGGATTTAAGACGATGGCTCTTTAAGAGCATCGGTGACGAAGGAGCCGAAAGCAATATACAATACTTGATAGTATATTGCTAGTTGACACAGTACTCAAAATCAGACAGTTACAACAACAAAAAAACTCATGTTTTTTTACAAAAAAAAAGGGAGTGCCCGAGCAAGAAAATTTATAGCACATAAGCGCACGTAGTAAGCGAAAAAGCGTTCAATTTTCG